GAGTTGGAGTAACAGGGTCATCAACATATTTCATTGCAAGAAGTTGAAAACCTATTTGCTTACTAGCAGGAGATGTAATAATACCAATTGCTTGATTTGCAGAACTTATGCCACTAGATATTTTTTGAAGTGTAGATAAATCATTTGGCAATGCGCAATTGAATTGGTCTGTAAATGTCACACCATTACATGAATCATCAACTGTTTCTATATTAGAGGCAGTTCCTATTGCATCTTGAAAATCTATGCTAGAAGCTAAAGCATATACAGAATCATAGCTTCTAGTAAGGAAATAAGAAAAGTTTAATCTTACCCCCTCTGTTGTTTCAGTAGGAAAAGGGGTGTCACCTGTAAATTGCTGATGCTCTATAGTTAAATCAATACTAATAGCCGAGCCTTCATTTAAGTCCTGACCTTCTAAGTCTATAAATACAGTTGAATTAGGAACGCTTATAGCTCCGTCAATAGAGTAATTACTAGATTGAAGATTCGTATCAATATTTACAGTACCAATATCTGTTGATACCAATTCTGTAGTATACTCAAACTTTAATGGCTCCCCATTTGCATCAATCAAATCATACCCTTCAACATAGTTACCGTACATAAGTCGGTTGCCCATGATTGTTTGAGCCTTAGCAAATCGAGGCACGTTATCGTATAGTCTTAATAATTCAGATTCAGAAAGGATTGTAAAAATCTTGCTGTTAGTGAATACATATTCGTATACGGTATTGTCAACCAATCCTAAGTTAGACTTGTCTAACTTCTCAATAACTTTAATAATATTTCCATCAGCCCTCTTAAATAATAGGTCAATGCCAACTACAAGTGGGCCACCCGAGTTGTAAAATATTTTTACAGCATTACAAAAGTTTGTCATCCCTTCATTCAAATAGCTGTCAACGCTAAAGTTAAAAGCTTTAGGAATGAATGCGGGAGCAGACCATTGTGATGTGGCGCTGTATTCTCCATCCGAATACTTGTATCTATATGCAAAGCATATAAATCTAGTTTCCAAGTAGTTCTCTTGTCCGTTATTAACAAAAGGTTGAATACTAGGAGACTGAACAGGTGGTTTTTTTATTACTAGTATTGACTCAGCGCTAAATCTATCGATGTTAGATACAGGGTTAGCATAGTTATTTTGAACATTTATACACCTTGGCGCATTGTAATCGTCTGTAAAAAACAACAACTTATTATCCAAGATATCTACACCTGTAATTAGGTAGTTAGAATTAAAGTTGAGTGTAGTATTTACTCCACCTCCATCATTAATGCTGATTACATGGTATGTCAGTATTTTTGTGTTCACATTAAATGACACAATTAAATCTAACTTACCTGTAGGACCAACGCTGAAGTTTGGGTCGTGAACAAACCAATACAAAGTTTCTGTAGCGCTATTATCAATAGCACCAATACATCTAGCAGAAGCACTAAGCGGTGTACCATCAATATATGACAAAGAAGTCAAAGGCAAATTACCCTTGGTATTCTCAATAACACCAATCTCTGAGTTCTCGGTAGAACCCATTCTGATGTTCATAGCATTAATGTATTCTCCGTCAGGAATGATTCTTTCGTCATAGACTTTGTTCATTCTTCCTGCTGCGAAGTTTCTGCTAATCTTTACCATCTTATTTAATTTGCTTGTCTAATCCTCTCAAGTTCATCAAGAGTCTTCCGGGATGAATATTACTGATTCTAATCTTAGCGTTTCTCAATAAAGCTGACTTCTCTTTACGAGCACGTGCAACAATATATTCTTGAACTCCTAGCTTACTATTCAGTATTTCATACTGAATATATGCGTAAATGTATTTCTCAAATAACTTATTTACAGTAATCTTAGAATTATCTCCTTGCTCCATACCATCTGAAATGTATTCCAAAATACACTCACGTCCTGCCATAGGAGAATCAAAGTTGATAACCCCTGCTTTTCTATCGATATTAAATGTAGGATTGAAGTTTGCAGTCTCTGTATTTAAACCATAGGCCGCACCAATGTTCCCTTCAAAATACCACATACCATCATAGTTCCATCCTTCGCTACCATAGAATTGATTGGCTTTATTCAAGTAGATGCTCTTCTTGATTTTAGTAATGTTATCAAAGTCAATCGTTGAATACTCAGGAGACAATGCATTTCCCTCTTCATCAAATATAATTCTCCCTTTGTTGTCTTGTAAGTAAGCTCTAGCAGATAGCGTTTGAATGTTCTCAGACAAAGGTCTAAGCCATCCATCTTGATACAATGAAATCCTAACCCAATTGACATAGTCAGAAGGGAACACGAACTTTAGGTTATCAGGAACCACAAGTTCAAGAACTTTTATTTCTTTGAATGCATCGTAGTTCAACTCCTGTATTGCACGCTTAGCGTGAAACAAAATCTTGTAACGCTCCTCATTGTTTACCAAAGAGTGGTTTCCTGAGTACATCAACAAGAAATTGTTTACAATATCCTGAAGACTAATGTATTGGTATGAGCCCCAATTGGCATTCTCAGGAGATGCTCCTCCATTCTCATAATAATCGTACTGTGATATGTATGCCATGTCTTATCTTTTTATGGGTTCTGCTCTTGTTGTTCTTTAGCCATGCTAAATTGTACCACCTCAGTTTCTCTGATAGACACACCACAATACTGAAGTATTCTTGAAATCAACTTGTATTCATCTTCAGCAGGAAGCTCAAAGTCTTGATAGTCAGGTTGTGATTGGTCAAACACAGGCTCTCCGCTTGACAAGTTAATATACGTCCATTTAGGTGTTTTAGGAAATCTAAAGTAAATACATTCAACCTGTCCTTTGTTCTGAATAGAATTTGGATACATTGTAATTACTTCTCCTTGTAAAGTATAAGAAGGAAATTGAATCGATGGAGCAGTAAGATTTGAATTATTCAATAAACTTATTTTTCCATTACTTACTTTCTCAGCTTGAACAATTGTTGCTGAAGAAAATATTGCGTACGAATTAGGTGTGGCTAGAAATATATTTGATGCCAACTGAATTGTGGTGTTGTTCAAAACAGCTACGACAGTAGTAACTAATCCTGTTGTCAGGTTTGTAACCACATCTCCCGGTACGATACCCTTTGATAAAAATGCTCCTGTAGTATTTACTAGATTTCCTGAAGACACAGAAGTGTTAGCTCCTGTTGCCAAAGTAACAGGCTTGCATTGTATGTCCAATATGTAGTATGCTTGAAATCCTGTAGTTGTAAGTGATGGAGCTGAAAACTTATTAGCTGTAATCTTAGTAAGATAATCTGTTCTCAAAAAAGTTTCCATTGTTTCTGACATTGGCTGCTCTAAGTCAGCATAGTCGGTACCTGCAGTTCTAACATTCTCAGCATTAATAATCTTATTATAGCTGTCGAAATAGTCTTCATAGATTTGCATCTGAGCATTTGCAGCAAACAAATTAAAATCTGATGGGGAGATGTACCCGTAGTTATTCTTATTCAAAACGGATAGCACCGTATTTCTGACAGAGTTTATCATCTTTTCGCCTTTTTACAAATATAAACAAAAAAAAGGAGGCATAGCAACGCCCCCTTTCTTAACCATTTAATCAATCATATTATTCTAAAATTGCTTCTAGCATTCTTAGAGCATCGATACCTTCATCACTTTGAAGGAATCCCCCTGCCGTTTCATAAGGGTCTTCTCCGTAAGGGATGGACATCATCTTCTTTTTATTTGTCGATGTGTTGTACCAAATCTCCTTGTCATTGTTTCTCAAAACCAATAGCTTGTTTTCGAAGAACATTCTGACCTTAGCTTGAAACTTTAGTTCAGGGTCATTCAATATATTCAAAAACTCTCTAGGCTCAGTCTTAGCAAAAACCAAGATGTCACGCTTCAATTCAGCAGTAGACACAGTTGATGGGTCTTTACCAAACATTACTCTAGTAAGAGTTTCAATTTGGTCAATAGTTAATTGACGAGCTTCAATTAAAGCCTCAACCTCTAAGTTCAAATCTTCAACTTCTTCAGCTGCTTCTTTCTCTTTGTCTACCTCAGAGAACACAAT